AATATAAAAATAAACCTTGTGATGTACCTATTGCGGCATACTTTTCACCTGATAGAGATGTCCAAGTATGTTGTGCACGTGCGGCTCCTGGTAAAGTGTTGCCTGAAATACTTAATTGATTCCAACCACCTATTTTCTCAGGTAATCCATATCTAAATCTAACAAAATCACCATCGACCCATTGAGACTCGCCTCCGGAATCCGTGACCATTTTATTAAATCCAGGCTTGAAATTTAATTTTTGTAGCATATAATGCTTTATATATTAATTATGAATGTAATGAAAGAGAGAAAATAACTTAAAACCATGTTAATAAAAGAAAAAGATTTATACGGTATTAAAGAGAATAAAGTCACTTTAGTTAAAAATTTTATTAATTTAGAAAAAAACTACGATTTTAATCTATTAAGTAATATAATAGATGAAAATCAAGTTCAAGTTATATCTCATACATTTATTGGTAACTTAAAAGACATATTTCAAATTCCAAGTGCAATGAATTATATACAAGAATTAAAAATATTTTTTGATTTTTTTAGAAAACTTTTAAGGTATGAAATTGATTCAAGAGATGAAGTAGATTTATATTTTAGTTTTACAAGTCAAATTGGCTCTAACCATATTGATCCTGAAGATGTTTATATAATCGGTTTAAAAGGAAAAACAATTTATAGAATATTTAATACAAATAATGAAGTTAATGAAGGGGATTTAATTTTTATACCAAGAGGAATAAAACATAAAGCTATAGGAACAACTCCTAGAATAATTGCATCTATAGGTTATTATGGTAAAAAAAACGTAAAATAATGATAAGTACATATAATTTGTTTGTAACACATTTGTCTCACGGTAAATTACCCTTACCTGTAAAATTACATAAAAAAATAATTTCTTATGCTAAAAATAGTTATGAGGAAAAAAATTTTATTTCTTGTATAAAGGGTTATCAATTTCATGGAAATTTTGATGGAAAAAAAGATTTAGAAGATATTTTAAATAATTATTTTAATAGAGTATTCAGACTTAATATATCTAGTGGGTGGTTAAATATTTTAGGAAATGATTCCTATAATAATCCTCACCAGCATAATGGAACCGGAGGTGATTTTTCTGGAGTTTATTATATGTCTAATGAAAATAATAATATAAATTTTACAAAAGACGGTGATGTTTTTGAAATAAAGCCAAAAATTTTTGATTATTTAATTTTTCCAAGTTCTTTAGTACATTATATTTTACCAGAAAATAGAAAAGAAAAAAGAATTTGTTATGCCTTTAATTTAACAAACCCAATAGCGGAGGAACTTAAATGGATCATTTAGAAGCAATTGTTGAAATAAAAAATGTAATCTCTCCTGAGTTTATAAATAAAATTATACCCTTAACAAAACATAAAGCTAAAAAAAACTTAGAAGTATTTTGGGGTTTTGATAAAAATGTTAGAAATGTTAAAGGTCACCATCTAAATTTTTTAACTCCAACTAATTTGTTTTATTTTAATTTTATAAAAAAAGAAATAGAAAGAATTTATGGATTTTACAAAGCTAAATTTCCTAAAATGCATAGCATACAAATTAATCAAATAGATTTATTAAAATATAATGTAGGTGGAAAATATACAGTACACACTGATCATTTTACTGACACACCTAGACATTTAAGTATTATTATGAATTTAAATGATGATTACGAAGGTGGAGATTTAATTTTTACAGATCAAAAAAATAAAGAAATTAAAAGATTAAAACTTGGTAAAGGAACTATTGTCTTTTTTCCAAGTAATTTTATGTATCCACATAGTATTCAACCTATCACGAAAGGAACAAGGTATAGTATCGTCTCATGGCTGCGGTAGATTATAAACTTATTAAAAATTTCTTTTCAAAAGAAGAACTTAATGTTCTTGAAAAATATTGTTATAACAAATTAGATTTAAATAAAGATTATAAATTAGATGGTCAGTCATTTTCTCCAGCCTGGTATAATGATCCTTTAATGACAAGTTTTTTAGAAACTAAATTACCTTTGGTAGAAAAAGAATCCAATTTAAAATTATTTCAAACTTATGCTTATTGGAGATATTATGTTTTTGGTGGAACTTTAAAAAAACATACAGATAGACCCGCATGTGAAATATCTGTTACGGCTTGCATTAAAAAATATGATAACTGGCCTATTGTAGTTGAAGGAACATCTTTTGAATTAGAAGAAGGAGACGCAATTTTATATGCCGGTTGTGATCAAGAACACTGGCGTCCTGGTATATATAAAGGGGAGGGAATGGCTCAAGTTTTTTTACACTATGTTAATCAAAATGGAATTAATAATAAATATGCTTATGATCAAAATAGAGAATAATGAAATTAATATATTTAATACCTGATAAATTGTACTACATACAAAATTTTTTAGATTATTCTACTTATAAAAAATTACATTATGATGTATTTAAAAGTAATTTAATAAAATTAAAATCGACAAAAAAACTTTGGGGTGAAGGTTTAAAATATGGTTACAAAAATTTTGTTGAAAAAACGCATTTAGACACAAAATATAAACCTCTTCAAAAAATTAAAATATTATTAGAAAATAATCCTTTTCATAAAATAAAAATTACAAATTATGAGCCATTAATTCATTCTATGAAAGATGGTTCTGGAATAAATTGGCATAATGACCATAGACATATTTATGGAATAACTTATTATATAAATAGAAGATGGAATACTAAATTTGGAGGAGAGTTCTTGTTTCAAGATAAAAGTTCTAATGGTTTTATACCTTTGGTTGGTAATTCAGTAGTTATAGTTAAATCTCCAATAAAACATAAAGTAACGCCAATTATGAAACCAACGGTTCCTAGAAAAACAATTCAAATATTTGTAAATAAAGGAGAAATAAAATGAATGAAAAAACAGTTAGTATAAATAACTTTATTGGAGTGTATGACAACTACATTACTACAGAAGAATGTAATAAAGTTATTAAAATGTATGAAAATGAAAATAAATTTAATAACACTATGAATAGAATAGGTGGAGAAAAATCATCTATATTAGACAAACAAGATCAACAATATTTTGCGCAATCTTATAATTTAGAAATATGGTGGGACGATTTAAAAACTATGATGTTTAATTTTGACATAGCTTTTAATCATTACTCTAAAAATACAGGAGCAAGGGATGCTTATGGAACTGATTTTCATTTCACATCTTTAAAAATACAAAAAACACTTCCTACAGAAGGATATCATGTTTGGCATGTAGAACATGGAAAAGGATTTAGAAATGAACCAAGAGCTTTTGTTTTTTCTATATATTTAAATGATGTCGAAGAAGGCGGAGAGACAGAATTCTTACATTTTTCAAAAAGAGTAAAACCTAAAACAGGTAGAATAGTTATTTGGCCTGCAGCATTTCCATATATCCATAGAGGTAATCCACCTTTATTAGGGGAGAAATATATTTTAACTTCTTGGATGATGTTAAGATAATGAAATTTGATCCTTTTTCATATCAAAATTGTTTTTATAAATATAAATTAAAAATTAACTACAATGAAATAAACCAAATTATTTTTTTATTTAAAAATGATAAAAAATTACATGATCAAAAAACTACATTTAATCAATTAAATGTTTTAAATTTTCCTTTATTAAAAAATATTAAATCTCAAATAATAAATATACTAGAGAAAAAAAATTTATTATTAGGTAATAACTGGGCTCAGTTATATAATAAAAAAGATAGACACAGGGTTCATACTCATCAAGGTTCTGATTATTCTGGAATAATTTATTTAAATCAAAATAAAACAAGCCCTACTATTTTTTATGATAAACATTTTGAAAGATATATCCATCAAGGTATGGAAAATACTTTACTACTATTTCCGTCTCATATTCCACATGAAGTGGAGCCTTTAGATAAAGATGAAGAAAGGTTAATAATTTCTTTTAATACTACGAAGAATAAGAAGTAGGTCTTGCACCTAATCTAGCAATTTTTTCAGCTTCGGTTTCTGTAGAATTACCGTTTTCATCTATTGCATTATCACTATCCCAATCAGCTTGTAATTTAGCTAAGTGTGCTGAATCCCATCTAGATGAAAATTGACTAATGTCTCCAATGTTTGCATCGACAAATGATGAATGAGGTGTTGAATCTTTGTATTCTACTTCATTAGAAGTAATGGAATCTCCATATTGAATAGCCCAGATATTTGAAAATTTAGAATCAGACCAAAAAGAATCATCAGATATAACATATCCAATACCTTCTGAAGCGCCTTCAGCATGGTTTTTAATAATTATCTTGTCTTCAAATACTACTGTCCAATTTGCGTTTGTTGCCATTTTTTCTCCTAAGTTTTAATAATATAAATAATAGTTAAATAAGGTTGAAGAACTGAAGTTGCATCACCTGAAAAAGTTGCACTCATATTATGTGAGTGACCCGAACTTGAACCTGTGCTACTAGAGGCTAAAGTAGTTGGTGGTTGCGGTCTAGCAGGAGATCCAGGTAACTCTGCTGGTGGGTTAGGGTTATTTTGGTTACCAACAAGTTTTGGATAACTGTGACTGTGAGAAGCAAGTTGTGCTGTTGATAAAGTTGCATTCGCTGTAGAACCACCAACGTTTCCTGTAGCTGCTACAGTATTTGCTCCACCAGTTGATGCTAAAG